CCTGTGCGTCACTTTCTATTGATATACATAATTCATCATGTATTTGTATGTGTGCTACAATTCCTTCTTTATATAATTCTAGCATAGATTTTTTTGTCATGTCAGCTGCACTACCTTGAATTAATTTATTTAATGCTTTATAAGTATAGGCTCTTTTAATTCCCGGTCCATGTTCCTGTAATGCATCTTCATGCGTCATTGCTTTATGCATACCAAAACTATTTGGTTCCCATAAATGAAACCTACAAAGTCTGCCAAGTAAAGTTCTTATCTGTCCCCTATCCTGTGCTCTGTTAGATGCCTTATCCATAAGCTGTTTAACAAAAGGTACCTTGCCATGATAAGTATTAAATAGTTCATTAGCTTTTTCTTTTGATACACCTAGCTCTGCCTGTAGTTTAGCTTTACCCATACCATAAAACAATCCTAAGTTAATTGTTTTAGCTTGGGTTCTTTTAATGTCAGCCATGTCGGCTACTGTCTGGTGAAAGTCTGAGTCAGGATCATCGTTGTAAGCGTCTACTACATCATACACTGAAGGTAATTTATATAATGCTGCGTAGTGTACAACTAATCTTGGTTCTTGTTGTGAGTAGTCAAAACAACCCCATTTACAATTATCTTCTGGTATAAATAATGATCTAATTTTAGGTCCAAGATCTTTATTACGTGCTGGAATTTGTTGTAGGTTAGGATTCTGATAAGAGAATCTTCCTGTGACTGTACCACCACCTGCATTACGTAACTGATTTATTTCTGCATGTATTCTACCTTTGTGTTCATATTTTAAAATAGAATCTATAAAAGTTGTGTGTGCTTTGTTTACTTCCCTAGCTTTAGCAATTAAATTAACAACAGGATGCTCGTGTTCTTGTAAAAAGTTTTTAGTAAAACTTGGTGCATCAGTCTTTTCTGTTCTCTCAAATGGTATTTTTAAGTTTTCAAATACTTCTGCTATACTTCTTGCGGCCCATATCTGTGGCCTTACGTTAGTTTCTTTTTCTATTGCTGTTAGTATTGCACGTTCTTCTTGTACTAAAGTTTTCTTTAGTTTATGTGCTGCCTCTACATCTACTCTTACACCTTTGAATCTCATATCTACCAGGCAAGGAAACAAATCTGTTTCTAATTCCATAATAGATTGTAAGTCTTGTGATATAATTTCTTTTTTCATTTCTTGCCACAAACCAAACGTAGCTTCTGCATCACGTTCCGCATAAGAACCAACGTTGAGGGATGGTAATTTATACATCTCAGACTTTGGATCTATTCCCCATTCAGCTGCAGCTTCACTAAGTCCAGCTTCATTCTTACCATAGCCATTATACTTCCATGACAAACTATTAAGATCATATCTAAATCTATTCTCATCAGTCACAGCTGCGGCTATCATTGTATCTACAATCCTGCCATTAATATTTAGTCCCAGTGACCTAATCCAACATACATCGTACATTGCATTGTGAAATATTTTTGTTGAAGTTGTGTTTAAAATATCTTGAAACCATTCTAATACTTTCTTACGATCCATGTTGCCACCACCTTCGTGTGCTATTGGAAAGTATCCTTTGTAATGTGCAGTTGCTACAGCTATTCCTATAACTTCTCCATTACCTATGATTGCACCAGATCCTTTTTTAATTAAGTCTGGGTCACGTGTTTCTAAGTCAATTGCAATTTCGTCAACCTGTCTTAGGTCTGGAAATTCTGTGGGTATAACCCATTCTGTCTGTGCACTAAATGTAGGTATTTTCATAATGTTAGGTAGCAAAGAATCAGTAGGCAAGTGAAGAGCCCCATGTAAAATGGTATATGATTATTCGGTTCCATAGTCCCTTTCAATTATCATTTCTATAAAATGTATTGCTTTTTCCAAGTCTTGTTTCTTTCCTTTATCTCTGTGTCTCACTATGTACTTTATAGCACAACCCTCAGGATATAGCAATTCGTTCTCTACTACAAACTTACTTGGTTGTATTTTATATTTTTGGTAGTGTGATCCTGCAATTTGTTTGTCCCAAACTTTAGATGTCATAACCTCTGTCCTCCCTTTTTGCTGTCATTATATATAAGTTTTGTTTTGCACGTGTGACGCCCACATACCAAACTCTGTGTTCTTCGTCCTGTTTGTCTAAACTATTTTCTGTAGCTTCTCTTATCTTTTTAGTATTATCTAAAATAATTAAAACATTTGTAGCTTCACCACCTTTGGCTGCATGTATAGTTGATAGTTTAATTCTTGGTTTTTCAGATAATTTTTCTTCATTACGCATCATTTCTCTAATGTATAAACATTCTTCTGGATCAGCTTTAAATACCTCAAACCACCTTTGAGTTTTAGAATAACCCCATTCAAACAAATCATACATTCTTTCATCAGTAGGTATTTCTTCTTCTAAAAATTCAAATAAATCTTTTATTTCAGACAAAGATAATTTATCTCCATTAGTCCAACGAGTGTAATCTTGTATTGATTTATACAATCTAGTCCTGTAACTTTTTCTACCTTTTATTTCAAAATATAAACCCATATCTTTTAAGTCTGGTGCTAATTTTTTAAGCTTGTCATTAGTTCGTGCCAGTATTAACCAATCACCATAGATTAATGGCAAGTCTTCTATTGATGTTACGTATTCTACGTAACCTTCTTCTGGTCTTGGTGACCATTCTTTTTTAATTCTTCTATGATCTGGTATTCTATTTAAAATACAGCCAGCTATATTTTGTACAGCTTTTGGAATTCTGTATGATTGAGGCAGAATTATGTCTTTTGCTGGCTCGCTTTGAAACCTTGCAACATCTGCACCAGCCCAACCATAAATTGCTTGATCATCGTCACCGGCTAAGATAACATGTTTAGAGTTTTTCTTAAGTATATCGTACATTTTCCACTGTATTGGTGATAAATCTTGTGCTTCATCAATAAATACTACGTCATATTTTGGACACAATTCTGACACATTAAATTTTTCAATCATATCTGTAAAATCTACCAGGCCATACGCTGCCTTATAGTTGTCTACTTCATCTTTTAAAATTTGTAACATGTGTTTGTCTATGTCTTGTGAATACATGTCAGTATTATATTCTTCTTCTATTGTAATACTTTTGATTCTTGCTGCATTTATTATGTTAAAATATTCGCTATCTGAATCCACAAACCCTGTCTTCTCTTCGCCATTAGAATAAACTGTAACTTCTATACCTAGTTTTCTACCTATATCTTCGTAGTGCTCGTCCTGCATTACATTACTTTTCTTCATACCTAGTTCTGTAAAAGCTAATGAGTGTAGGGTTCTAAAATATTTTAAATCTTTTCTATTATACTTTGGATACAAATCTAGAGTTCTATCTATAGCTTCTTCAGCAGCTTTCTTTGTAAATGCAAAGTAACCTATTTTATCTATTGGTGTACCAAACTTAACTAGAGTTCGTACATAGTTAATGAGTCTAGTTGTTTTCCCTGTTCCTGGAGGCCCGTATATTTTTCTAACGCTCATTGATCTCCTTATTTACTACTATTAAAATCTCTCTTATATAATTTTTTAAAATTAATATTATTGTTTTCATAATCTTTGTACATTTGTAGTGCATTTTTAAGTAATCTTTTATTATTACCATTAAGTATATCCACACAATCTTTGGCACTTATAGTCATTTTAAAAGAATCTAATTGTCTTCCTCTTTCCCATTTCATTTTACATTATCTCCGTGTTATGTTTTATTTTTGTATGATTAATCTGTATGTCTTCAAACTCTTCTATACTAATTGATACTACATTCTTGGTAGGTGTATTATATTTACCTTTTTCTTTTGTAGGAAATCTTTTCTGTTCTAAAAATTCTATATTACATTTTTTATAATTTACTTTCATCATAACGCCTGTCTTATCTTCTGTGTGTTTCCAATTTTTAGATCTAAGTTTGTCATAAAACTTTTCAAATTTAAAATATGCATAACCGTCTTCTATTAATACTGTACCAGATTTAAACGCAGCATCATTCATAGCTTTAGGTCCATTAATTTTTGCATGTATTACGTCATGTAATTTTTCTTTAGGTGATGTACCTACTGGTGGATGTGTAATAGTTTGTGTACCATATAATACTTCTAGCACCATTTGATCCTCATCAGCTTTTATAATTGGTGGTGGAAACCCTGCAGCTTTGGCTATTGCATTTCTACGTTTACGTTGATCGTTAACATGTTCTACTGTTTTACAATGTACTGTCGCTGTACCAATACCATCTGGTTTAGTTACATCAAATTCATACTCTGGTTCTGGGTCCAGATCTATTTTTTTTAGATTAGTTAATACTGGATATGATCCTTTAGATCCTGCTAAGATTCCATGTTTCTTTTTTACACAAATACCTTTTTTACAATAGTCACTAATAGGACTCTGTGTACAAGTATAACCTTTAAATTGTTTAGACCATGACCTAACTTTAGCATTAAGAGATTGTTTATCCCACGCATTTGCATGTGCAGGTTCAAAATACTTGACTGGTGCATTCATGACTTTCTGTTGCCAGCTATCTGGGTACTTCATCTTCACAAACACATGATAATTATACATAAATCTGTCCTTGCCATCGAAGCCTGGGTTCTTCATTATCTTGCTAAGATGTGCTAGACATGGTGGACCATCGTCAAATTCTTCATCAACACCTTCTAAATCTTTTTGTTCTATGCTCTCTGTAATAATTTTAAGGTCTTCTGCGCTGACTGTATTACTTTCTACCACTGATATAAATTG